GAAGTCTTACAGTGACCCCAAGGCGCCGAGAATCATCCAGGCCCGAGATCCAGTGTATAACTTGGATATCGGAATTTTTCTGAAACCTATCGAACATGCTATCTACTCACTGAAGGGCTTTAAGTTCTTCGCTAGACCAGGGAAGGGGAAGCGGTGTAAGAGAGTAGAGATGAATCTGGGCCCAAAGCCCGGAGAGTCATGTTCGCGTGGTTTTCAATATACTCGTATCGTGGCCAAGGGTATGAATGATAAGGAGAGAGCGAAAACGATCAGAGCTAAGATGCTACAGTTTAAGAACTGCGTAGTGTTGTCTCTCGATTGTACCAAGTTCGACGCCCACGTCGCGCATGCAATATTGAAACGTGTTGAGCATGCGGCGTACTTGAGCATTATCCAAGAGAGCCACTTTGCATCACTCTTGGCCCGTCAGTTAAACAATAAGGGGACAACTGCGGGCGGTGTAAAGTATCAATCCCTGGGTGGACGGATGTCAGGCGACGTTAATACGGCGTGTGGCAACGTTTACCTGATGTTGTGCATGATAATTGCCTATTGCCGGGACATAAAGATTGTCTTTGACATTCTTGATGACGGTGACGATTGTCTGCTCTTCATCGAGGCTGAGGATGAAGCCAAGGTACGAGACTCTATTGAATCGACATTCTTAGAGTTCGGCATGGAGTTAAAATTGGAGAATCGAGCAGAGGACTTCCAAGACGTGGTGTTCTGCAGATCTAAGCCCATTTACCGAAATACCCCAAGTGACTCTGGGGCCGGCGGTGAATGGGTGATGTGTCGAGATTGGAGGCATGTGCTAAAGCAATCCCTCTCGTCTCACCGTCATTACGACCAGCCGACCGTTGGCATGGGAGTAGCTAGATCTGTAGGGCTGGCGCTCTGTAGTATGTATGCTGGTGTTCCAGTACTGCAGTCTTATGGTAGGGCTATAGTCAGATTAACCGAGGGGACTATAGCCAGGGATCTTGATCACCGCAGCGGCCTCGGATACCGCTACTACCTTGAGACTGGATCCTGGTCGCCGGTGCGCTGTGAATTAGTACCTATCTCCGAAACCGTTCGTGTCCTTTTCTGTAGAACGTGGGGCCTACCGAGTGAAGAGCAGTTAGATTTGGAAAGAATGTTTGATTCCCTTACAAGGGAAGATCTCCATTTCCAGTTGGATGACCAAGGGGAAGAGGTGTTCTTGATGGAAGATGGCACGGTTCTGGACTTTAGTCAGGGTCTATCTGAGCCGCGTCTTTTCAATTGGGAACGCGTAAACCCTGGACGTCGAGGTGGTGTTATTGATGAACCGTCAACTAGCACTGCCTACCACTCTAACTAATCGGATCTGAAAGTTGCGAAGCGGAATGTGAGTAATCCACATGCGTACGTGTCTGAACCAAATAAGTATACGTAAAACATAGTAGCATGTGAGTGGGTGTTGTGAAAACAACAGCAGCCTAACGCTATGAGTCAATAAGGGGCAACACCACCACCAAATGGTATACCCGGATGGATCAACTTGTAGTATTGGCGGGCATGTTGGGGTACTTAACCGGCCCTATCGACACCTCGACACATATGAAGCGGCGATACTCGCTGAGTAGTGATTGATAAAACTGAAAAACCTCTCACCTAGGGATGCGGCAGCTATTCTGTACCCGGGGGTGCTTAGGAGTTCTCGATACGTATGACCGAGGCGACAGTGTGCAGAAGTGCGCGCCGGAACACCGTAAGGCTTATGGCCCAGGTAGAACCGGTGGCGATCTCGCTGACCACACACGGCCGGACAGCAGCAAAGAGTCTGCGTCATACTAACTCGTTTACCTAGGTCCCGGATCGGCCACTGGTTGTTGCTTTAAGAAGTCGTAGTCGCGACCTACCCCGTTGTGATGTTGGGATGGATTAGTCATGTTCTACTCAGTTGAAAGTCCGTGGATGCGTTAGTAGCGAGTATGCGTCAGCACCTTGAGGCCGGGAGAAAACCTCATTATCAGCTGGCGTTATTAAGGTAGGGGTAAGACTGTGGCGTTCCTGGACCTATCAGGATTAGCCGGGGGGTTTGTGTATTTCCTCCCCACCATAGGGTGAAAATGATGTCAGCTAGGGTTTGTAATGATCCGGCTGAGATCCGAAGCCTCAGATTCATCTGAGTGCGAGTATAGCTGTGAAATTTCGGCAGCTATGTACGTTGAGTATAGCGCAGCAAATTGCAAGTGGGCTAATGGAGTGGTCCACGCCACCTAGGTGGTGCACCCCCGCTGGCATGCTCTTGTTGATTCTGTGTTAACCAGCCGTCTGATCTTCTCACCTGTAATGGAAGTGTATGGTCATGGATGGCCGCTGGGGAAGCAGTTAGACTTGAGTAGGCAACGTACTTAGTTGTGGCAGCCGATCCGACATCGGCAGTGTTTGTGTGACCACGAGCGCGCCATATACCAGAAATATCCCTATATATGTCAAAACAATGAATGTCATACCCAATGTGGACAACTGTGTCCCTATCTCGCAG